ATATCCTATGTCGGACCATCCGTTTCCTTTTACGTGCCACGACTTTATCGTTTCCATTTTCACGTCGCGGCCTTCCGGCGTTGCAGCGCAATGGATGATGATCTTCTCAATTTTCCGCATGATCGTTGTGTTTAAAGTTATTAAACCGCTTGGCGCTACATTTCCACGCCCGGCGCAACCGGGTTACAATACTCGCTATCGGGAAATAATCCACAATAGGTTGAAGCATACTCATCACGTGAAGATGAAGAGCCGTAAGAATGAATTCCCATTGGTGTCGGCCATACTATAAACGCTTCCCACGCTTCTAAAGCCTCAGCGCTCCAGTAAACATCTACGGCATATACATCCGATAAAACAGCTGGAGTAACCTCTTCGCCATCTTCATCGTTAACAGCGGGTTCCACCACTAAATAACCGAGTTTGGTTACTAAGTGATTGTGTGAGGCGTTGCCCTCGTCATCGGTTGGTAGTAAAGCGATAGCGGCATCTGCTGCGGCTTCGTCTGTGAACGCGTATTTTCTTGTTAGCTTTGTCATAACGTTAAATTGTTGTTAGTGCAGCGAGTTCGCTATTTGTTAAACGGGTTGGAAATAGGATGGCTTGGTTAATAGGTTCAAACAAATCGTTCGCGGTTATTTGACTACCTAAATCAATTCTATTACAAGCGGGTATAGTACCCGAAGTTCCAGCACCACTAATGATTTCAACCCCATCTAAGTAAACCGTATAATCTCCATCTTTATATGCTGCCGCTATCTTGTGATTTCCTTTTGTATCAGTAGATATAGAGGTGCCTAAAAATAAGTTACCACTTGAATTTCTCACATAGAAATCAATCTTATTAGAAGATGAAATATATACTACAATTCTATTATAGATATCCCCGTCAGTTAGTGACATAATTCTACGGGTTGCTAATTGACCTATACGATTTTGGTCATACTCCACAAACATAGTCCCTTCGGTCTGTCCTATCAAATTAGATATCCCCGTTTTGGAACAACTATCAGCCGCACGAGTCACGGAAGTTCCGTAGGTGGGTATGTAGGAAGTTGGGTAGGAGCCGAGTTCTAACTGTGCGCCATAGATATACACTCCCGAAGTTCCATCGCCAGTGTAGCTATATGAAGAATTTATAATATTTCCGTTACATATATATATATTTAGACTTGTTGCACCACCTGTACCACTACCCGAAACTGAACACTTATACCAGTCATTACTTATATTTTCAATTACTGCATTTCCCGTAGTAGAGCTTACAACAACCCCTGAGTCTAAATCAAAGAGTGTAGTAATACCCAAACTGCCTGTATTTCCCGCACCTAATTGAATGTATCTTCTCTCTCCTTTTTTCACATAAAAAGAAAACGAACCATCAGCTAAAGCATATATAATATAAGCTCTGTGAAATCCCGTACTCGTATCCTCCACTAACTTATAAGCGTTGCTAAGCCCTTCGGGTGAGGTAAACCCACCAACAACACTTGACCCACTTTTAGTCCAGTAGCTATCCCCAAAGTACTCCGACTGAGTTATTAAGTTGGTTCTACTCGGTTCAAGTAATACCGAAGGGCAAGTTGCCCCCCCGCTATAATCCAGCCTTGGAGTATTTTCAAGTATCCCAGCTTGTGCGCTTGTTGTTGTTGTGGGAATGTAGGGCGTGCTGACTAATCCGCTTTCCAGCTGTGCCGATTGGATTAGTATGTTTCCGGCGGTTGCTGTAAAAGTATTGTCTGCTCCAGTCGGATATATTCTAAAATTTGTAGTGCTATCATTATTTACAAAAGAACATCTGTACCAACCATTTCCAACATCTTGAATACTTGCACCAAACGCACCGCCGGTAGTTGTGCCAATTGTTCCGTTTGATAAATTAAACCAAACCCTCGGACTGGCAGCAGAGGCTGCATATAAAATTATAAAATCAAGTGTTCCAGCTTTGGCATAAATGCTTTGAGTTGTTACTCCGCTTGATGAAAGTGATTGAATATTTGATGCAAATTGAGTGCCGTTGGTTTCTAATAACCAAGCGTTGCTTGTCCCATCATAACCACTTTGTCCACTTGTAAGTGTTGTATTACTTGGTGTCCAAGTAGTATCAAACTGATTTGATTGCAACAACAAATTTTCCCGCCCTTTCTCTATGAGGCCATCGCTATTGACACGAGTAGCCGCAAGGTTTGAGCCTCTTGAAAAGTCGAAGTCGCCATCTCCATCGGTGGGCTTTATACTATACGCTTTGCCGTCTTTTCCAGCCGCGCCACTTGGTAAGAACGCAAGACTTGCGTCATCGAAATAACTCATAATTAAGCGGGGTTTTTAGTTAGGTATTTAACGTCTGCACTTATGCACGTTGTAGATTCAACCGTTCCGCCATCAGCGATAACACGGGCCTTGAAGTCGTAAACGTACTTCGACCATATTCCGCCACCGCCAAACAACCCTCTACGTAGTAGGTAATAAAATTGAGATTGTTTCATTTCAAATGAATTATATGTTTTGTAAATATAAGTATCGTGTCCTTTCGTTCCCCATCTTTAGATGATGAACCACAAGTGATTTTTTCCAAGCAACGTCACATTGCCATAAGCGTCCACAATGGTGTAACTAGATTCGCCCTCTATCCTTTCGGTTCCATACACTTGCAAGATGATCGTCTTCGTTGCACCAATGGAATCGTCTGCCTTAAATTGCAACACCACGCCATCTTCAGCGGGCGGCAATGTAATAGTGTACGATCCAACGGCCCCCGAATAACTTACAAGATTAAAGTTCTTAGAGTTGTCAATCGTCACGCCCCCACCCGGCCCACCCGATATCGAGTTCACCGTCTTCGCCACTTGGTTGGTTGTAGTGAACGCGCCCACGCTTGTACTTGCTAAGGTCGACAACCCGGTGACGCCTAATGTACCGCCGACGGTTCCATTGCCAGTCACTTGGCTTGTTGTCGTTGTTACTTGTATTGCGTCAATAGTTTCCGCCGTTCCCGCTTGTGGGCTTACGCGGCCAAATGATCCAGCCGCTCCCCCCGCTCCGGTTGTTCCAACGGGTGTGTCTGTTTGTATCTCGGTTTCTATGGATTGTATTTTAAACCATTCCGAAGACCACTCTTCATTGTTCGCATTGTATGACCCACTCATTGGCAACCAATATGCGGAATCAAAAGAGTATCTAATGGAAAAAGGATGCGAGCCGACAACAGTTCCGTTGTATCTCTCAATTGGTTTTTTATGCAATGACAATATTTCCTTTGTCAATAGCTTCAAAAGAGTGTAGTATGTCCCGGTATTACTGCGACGCCACAATGATGACGCCACCCAATTGGCCCCGTTGTATACATAGTAGCTACCTTGCGAGCCATTCGAATCCGACAATCTAATTTCACCCAAATCTAAAATCAAATTTGAATTAATTTTCGCGTCGGTGTTCGTTGCTGAATAGGTCGTCACAACATTCGGATCGCCATCGTTGTTTATAAATGTCGCCGTTACTTCAGTAGATCTATTGGTGTCGGTGTAGTTTACCGGGACCGTTTGGGCGTTGTTATCTAAATCATAGACGTTTGAAAAGTTGATGTCCAACTCCGCATCGCCATCAACGGGCAATGGCGGAGTGATGAATGCAAATGGATTTTGAATATACAAACCACTTATGTCGTTTGCTCCCATTCCCGCATCAAGGTAATAATGTGACGCGGATGTCGTCCACGATGTTGGGCCGTACAATGGCGATGGGGTTAAACTTGTGCCAATAAAATCACGCTTCAAATAGTGAAACGTTCCGGGACTTGCTGCGTCTTCGATTCTTATTTCGGCGGCGAACATCGGGCGATAAAATTCCTTGCTTGCGGTTGCGCCGGTTCCGTTGTAGTCGAAACGATATGTCAAAAGACCTTGAACGCGAATTTGCGAATCGTTGTCATCAGTCACAAACCCCATTGGTTGACGCGCCGTTGATCCGGTGAATGTTAATCTGTTGGCCAACAAGTTGTTCATTCTACTTTGGTTGTAGGCAATTTGAACCTTTTTCAATGCCGGCAAAAAGTTGAACTTGTTTCCACTTAATCTTGCTCCGCTGGTTAGTGTTTGATTGATGATGATGTCGTCGTCAACAAGGTTGTTTGAAAGTTGCACCCCCGTTTTATCGTATTCAAACACCCGGCGAATATCAACCGAACGTTCTAAATATTGTTCAAAGTAAAAAGCCCCATTCTTTTGATAGAATCGCGCACCGAAAGACAAGCACAATTCATTGATGATAGTCAGATAATTTGAATAGGTCACTGTGCCATCTTCATCTTTTTCCGCATAGACTAAAGCATCAAAACGCGTGACGTTCAAAACATCGGTGGCGGTTGAATACACTTGGTTGGTGTCCCAAATGTTTACGGTTGTAGCGAAATAAGGATCCGTTGACGAATACAAGTCCGCCATTCCAATTGCGTCAATTGCTGATTTCAATAAATCATTGACCGTGGTGTTCACCGTTCCGGTATATTCTTGGTTTGCTAAATGACCAATGCCATCTGTTGCGCTTATCTTGAAAATATATGGCTTTGAAACATCTTCAATTTCAATAAGATCTTGAAGTATAATTCCAGTCCAAAACAATTCCATTTGTGCCGATCCGCCCAACTCCGCAACATCCGCCAACAAACACGACATTGATTCAACCGTTCCGCCATCAGCAACAACACGTGGTTCAAAGAAATCTGTGATATCTATTCGCTTATAAATACGAACAAAAAAACGCTCCTCTTGATATAGCTTCAAATCTTCAATCAAGTTGTTGAAAGTAGACGTGTTGTTATAGGCGAAGATGTCACATTGCGACCCAATGATTGAACTGACAATGTTGTCCGTTTGCCCGTCGTAACTTAATGCAAAGCCGTCGCCGGAAACATTGAACGATTCAACAACGCCAACAAACTCGGTGTCATGTATTTCAATTTTGTACTCGTTGTCTAAATCCGATTTAAACTCGCTGAAGTATCTAATCGCCATATCTTAAAAACCTCTTTGTCTTGTTCTGTTTCTTGCTGCGCGTTCGTTAGACAACAAGATGTCCGATCCGCTTATTCTACCAACGACCTCAACGCGTTGCGATCCGCCGCCGCCATCCATCATTGCGCTAAGTTTTGACAACGGGATCACCGCTTCAGATTCTCGACCCTCGCCAATGAGTGCTAATGTTGGCCCCGTTACGATTCCACCTTCGGCCAATCCCGGGATGCCGCCTTCGGCCATCTTGCTCATTCTCGCGTTAATCGCTGCGCCGGCACCAATGAGCGCAACACCCGCGGCAATTGCTAATGGACCGTTCATTGATATGGTTGCTATTTGGAAACTTACCAACGCCATCCCATATTTGATAAACATCTCACCGAGTTGCGACAATAAGGTTGCAAATTGACGAAGGATGAAACTTCCCATATCTTTGAACGTAGCTTCACCCGCTAAGATTGCGCCACCAATTTGTGCCATCCCAACGATCGTATCTGTCGCGGCGGCCTTCATTGCCGTGGAAATACCTTCCGATAATTCCATCGCGGCTAAGCGTGTCTTTACGTAGTTAGCCCGTAAAGCCTCAAAGCTACCCGGTTCAAAGTCCTCAGCCTCTTCATCACCATCACCAAAGTCTTCTTCAAACGGCTTTGTACTGAAGCCCCGCACCCGGTCCAGCGCGTCCGCATATTCCGACACAGATTCGGTTGCTTCATCGGTTGACACCGAGGTTGATGTCATTGTTGTTGACATTACATCAACCTTTTCGCTAATATCAACAAGTTTTTCTGTCGCTTGTTTTAGCCCCTCTTCGTACATAATAAGCAACCCATTATTGGATGCTATTGTCAATCCGAGATTTTTCTTTGCCTCGTTCCCGGATCTATTTGCGGCGGTCATTGCCTCTTCCGTAGTTAATACGCGGCCAAACACCTTTTGTGATTCCACCGCTAACTTTGTCGACCGCTCCAATGTGTCATCATACAGCTTTTGCATATTGACGGCGAGTTTCATTGCCTCGGTCATTCTATCTTGCGCGGCGATCATGGCGATTTTCTTCACCATTTGTTTGTTCATTTCCCTCTGCGCCTTTGTTATATCTTGGACACTTGTTTTCTCACTAATGAGATTAGGCAATAAATCCTTATACTCGGTGTTTAGTCTATTAACCAAACGGCCGCGTTGCTCGTTTGTTATGTTTTGGCTTTTGATGGTGTTCATCAAATTGCTGGCTTGTGATAAGCGAACTTTGCTTTGTGCTATCTCTTCTTTTGCGGAATCGGTCAATCCCTTTTCAACTGCTAAATTTTCTTTTTTTCTCCGCGTTAGCAAATACATTGCAGACGCTAACGCCGCAACCAACCCAATGACCAACCCGATCGGGTTTGCCTTTAATGCTAAATTAAACAAACGGGTTGCCACCGTTGCAACTCTTTGCGCAATTGTGAACGCCGTTGTTCTTATGGCTGCAAGTTTAGACGCTAATCCAAAGCCTAAAATGGCCGCGCGTAGAACAATAAAATTACGAATTAAACTACCCGTGACGAATATCAATGGGCCTATTGCCGCGGCAAGACCCGCGATAAACACAATAGTCCTTTTCATTTTAGGACCAAGATCATTCAACCACCCCGCAAGTTTTGCTATCCACTCAATCAACGGCACAAGGGCAACGGCTACAATCTCACCAATTGAAATACCTAGTCCCTCGATTGCGGATTCCATGCGCTTAGATGCACCAAGCGCATTGTTCCCCATTTCATCCGCTAACTCTGCGGCGGCACCGGCGGAATTTTTAAACGCTTCCGTCAACGGCGCTATTTGATCAACACCGCCCGCCAATACAAGCAATGCGGATTGTGCCGAACGACCAACCTCATCTTTCGCATCCGCAAGGTCCAGCCCCTTAGATGCTAAATCTTTCAATGCTTCACCGGTTGTTTTTCCGGTTGCCCCAATTTCCGAGATAATACGACGCAATGCGGTACCCGCTTGCGACCCTTTGATCCCAGCGTTGGCTAACACCGCAAGCATTGCGGACGTTTCTTGAACGGACATTCCCGCGGCTTTCGCAACCGGTGCCACGAATTTCATTGATTCCGCAAATGTTTCCATATCCATTGCGGATGATGTAAACGATTTCGCCATCACATCGGTAAGCATTCCAGTCTGTGACGCATCTAATCCAAACGCCCGCAATGTAGATCCAGCAACTTCCGCGGCACGTGCTAAGTCGCTTCCAGATGCTTGCGCAAGGTTCAACGTTGCTTGTGTTACCTTGGTAATTTCCGATGCTGTGAATCCTAATTTTGCGAACTCAGTTTGTAGCCCAGCAACCTCACGCGCGGTGAACATTGTTGACGCCCCTAATGATTTGGCGTTGTCGGACAACATCTTGAACTCTTCAGCGGTCGCACCCGAAACGGCCTTGACCTTCGACATCTCTGCTTCGAAACTTTTGAACACGCTGAATGATATCGCACCCAATGCGACAATTGGGGCCGTCAATTTCATTGACAAGTTTTTCCCCGTTTGTTGCATTTGGCGACCGAACTTGTCCATTGATCGGCCGGCCTTGTTTAGTCCCTTTTGAAAAGGTGAGATATTTGCCGAGAGTCTGAAATTAAGACTGCTTAAATTTGCCATTCTTTTGCTTTGCGCGTTCTTTTCGTTCGTTTATCTCGGCTAATATTTCGCCGCGTGTCCACACCTTGTGTTGCTTTTTCTCTTGCGATTCCCATGGAAACACAATCAAATCTTTTGCCTTGATGCTTTTCTTTGTGTGTGGATTAAGCAACAATGTCGTTTGCCATCTTATCCTTTCCCACTCCGTTTGTTCCTTTCTGTTTTCCAACTCATTCCACCCGATGACCATATTGGTCCACTCACGTGGTAATAAATCATAAAACGATTCCGGCATCAATCCAATTTGGCCGAAGGCGAACGCTTCTAAGTCATCCCATGTGGATTCCTTTTTGTTCGTTTGACCGCTTCGGCCTATGTCTTTTTTTCCGCGTCGGTCGTAAATTGTTTCTCAAATATTGCAAACGACTTTTCTAAAATAGTTTCGTCTTCATCAATCCAATCCGCAATGTCCGCTACTTCATATCTAAATGGTGACTTGTCTTTCCTTGCGCCATCTTTAAAACCACAATACATTAAAGTGATCGCGTGGTCCAAGGTCATATCTTCACCAAGTTTCTCAAGTTGCGCCAATGTTGTTCCCGTCATTCTTGAGAACTCACGCAACGCATTAAATCCAAATCTTATTGGATGTTTGCGGTCTGCAATTTCAATAATCTGTGTCATGTTGTTGTTTTGTTTTGTTGTTGTTTTGTTTTGTTGTTGTTTGTTGTGATGTTTAATAAAGGGACCGCCCAGTGGACGATCCCTATTTACTTACTAGGCAACCGCCGCTTGAGTTAGAACACCCGTTCCGGTAAAGCCAAAAGAGAACGTTACATTTTCCTCTGTTCCCGCTTCTTGCTCGTAGCTTGTGATGTATGCGTCACCCGTGTAGTCGATTTCCGCAGTTGTAGACGAACCGAACTTGATCTTCACCAATGTGCGGTTTGATAACAAAGTGAACAAATCGTCCGGAGTATCGAAATCACCAGCGATTGAATAAGTCACTAATCCGTCGCCGCTAAGACTCCACGATTTTAGACCTTCAAGATTCTCTTGCCATCCG